TTAATTACCCAACCGGCGCTGGTAGTGCCGGATGCAACCACCTGCCCGGCGGCTGCATCCCAAAACGCTTCATCGCCTACGGCAAAAGCTGCGCCGCCGGAGGGTAACCAATAAGCGCCGATTACATGCAGGCTGCCGGTTTCACCGACGCCGATATCACAACCGGCCACACCAACGTGACCGGTACCTAGCTCCACAACATCGCCAAACTTAATTAAATCTGTTCCTGTATTCAGGTAATCAATAGATTCCCCGCGCTCCCAGTATGTTGCTACTGCCATTACTTAACACTCCTTTCCTATTGTCCTTCATTCTTGATAATGCCGCGGTAATCGACTACAGTGATACCCCAGTCAAGGATAATATCCCAGATATACCCCAGTTGACCGGGCTTTTCCATCCGGCGGATAATCGGTGATTCATTGCCGTTTAGGTAATCCACCTGGATAGTGGGAATAGATGTCTTATCCGCAACCAGGTACCATTCCAGTTCGCCATTAGCGTTAATCGTATTTAAAACCGGATCCTCAACTATAACCAAACCGGAACCATATAACGGGTTGGGCTGTGTACTGATAGTACCGCCGCTGCCGGTTAAGATTAAAGTTTGCTGGTTTAAAATCTCTCGGATAACATCACCCATACCCATAGGCACCAATAAGTATTTAGGTATGCTGTAAATCAGCTCGTTCTCTTCGTTCACCATCAGCGCCAAGAGGTTTTTCATTTCCTTGATACTGGCCACAGAAGGCTGCGCACCGGTAGCCATATTCTTATGCAAAGTAGTATCAAAAAGGGCGTTGCCGTCGTAAATCACCCGGTTGTTGCCGATAATGTCATATACCTGCTTGTTAATGGTTTTGCGGGCAGACGCTGCGTAACGTGCAGGCAGGGTAGTTACTACCCCAATATCATCGTTGTAGATAGCTTCCCTGGTTAAAGTAAACTGCCTGCCATGGGTTGCCAGCTGTCTTTCCGGGCGCTGGTAGGCACTTAAGGTATCGTGTTTAATTTCCCCGCCCTCAGGTATACGCAAAAAACCACCGGCGGAGCCCAGAGTGTAAACAGAACGGGAAGGCTTAAAGTCAGACAGGGAACCTTTTACAGTCCATTCTTCAAAAGTCACCGGATAGGTCTTGTAACCTTCAACAACTGCTTTGTTTATGGTCTGGTCTAAGATAGCCGGTATAGCTGCGCTGGGGGTAAAGAATTGCCTTTGATTCATGATTTCATCGGCAGTCATTAACTCCGGATTGGCCACACCTTCACGTCGCAAACAATCATTTAGCAATCCACGCAAACCAAGGTTACGCATTTTCTGTGCGGCTTCGCTGGGTTTTTCCACAGGCAAACCTGCCCGCAGCAACAGACTATCCACTGCAGCATCTCTGTACTTATCCTGTTCATCATGCTCTATCTGCACTAAAGGCGGTTTATTGCGCTTTAGTTCCTCCAGTACATGCCTGCGCACATCGCCGATAACATCACCATCGGCAATGTACTTATCAGGCGCAATATCAAACTCCCGGCACAATTCGGTAATCTCAGTTACCCGCTGTCTTTCAGCGGCAACAATAACCGCTTTTTCCGCTGCTAAATCCATCTGTGGTACAGGCTCAGACACAATAGTCTCCTGTGGTATAACGGTAGCTGTAATAGTTTTGATTTGCTCTTCTGGCACTTGCTGGCCCTCCTCTTTAAAATAATCTTCTTCACTGCGGCCTACGCCTACTGTGGCGTCAGCCGGGACGGTTACAATAGATATCTCAAGCGGCGTCCATTTCCGGGCAATATAGCAGGGCCCGGCAAATCTTCCGCAGGTGCTTTTTTTGCCCTGGGCTACTCTCTCAACGTTGTCGATTGTATAACCTACCGACACACCTTTTAAGGTACCGCTGTCTACTTTAGCTTTAATTTCCGCCGCTTTTTCATCGTTATCAAATTCAATTTCCGCAACTCCGCGCTCATTTTCTATGCGTGGGTTTAATACCTTGCCTAAGACAAAATTACGGTCATGATTAAATAACGCAATGCCAATATCACGAATCCTGGACAGATCCACAGCTTTTTCAGTGTGGTCTAAAATTTCCAGGCCGTCCCAGCGCATATATGGGTCTTCCGACGAAAAAGAGAGCGTGTAAACGCCCTCTGTCTCCTCTGATCTTTGAATACTGCCGTTAATTGTACGTTCATACTTTTGCCCCTTGGTTTGCAAAGATAGTCACTCCTTTCTCTATCGCATAATCTTGCGCCGCCGCTACATCATCAATCGCCTCCCTCCAATCAATACCGTTTTCAAGGCACACCTGCTGGTAAGTTTTTATACCCTTTTCCAGGGCTACCTTATTGGCGTTGGCTTCTTTAAGGGGATCGATCCACTTGCGACCCTGGGGTACCCAAGTGTGATTAAGATAATCCCGCTTCTTCTCCCGGTCGAAAAAATCTGGCATATCAAGCAGGCCTGACATGGCGGCAGATATAACAAACGTTTCATAAATCTCTTTTAGGACGTGCTGGATTAGGCTATCTTGCCCCATACTACAGGTTTGTTCGTCTTCGATTAGCCCCTGACGCGCCGAGGAGTAATTCACCTGGGACATATCCCGGCTGGTGGTTTCGTAGGATAAACCCTGCCCTGCAGCTGCCAGGCGCTGCTGCAACCGCACAATGTCGGCTGCACCGCCGCCGCTATTGGGCGGTGTAACAATCTTAACATCGTCACCTGCAGATAATTCCTGGATCATACCTGGTGTTAAAGAGACACCGTCGTAACCACCAAAGCCACGATCCTTGTTAGGCATCCCTGCGCGACCCAAGCCTGTACCACCAGGAGTAGCGCGTGTAATAAACACACCCAAGCAAGCGGCAACCCTTTCCTTCATGCTCACTGCTTCCATGTAGCTGGTGATATCCCGAATCCGCATTATGGTTTGTGCCAGTCCGGATATTTCCCGGCATTGGCTGGGCCGTGTTTTGTGATAAAAGAAAATCATATCTTTAACCGGGATAAAAGTACTTTCTAAACCCACCGTGCCGTCTGCCTGGTATTGCCTTAAGTGGTAACCCACTACCTTGCCGTGGATATCTTTTTCAACGCCGTCAACAATAACGTTGTTTTTCTTGCTGGGGTTAACTGCGCTTAAATCCAGTTCGTCTACTTCAATTAGCTGGATCTGAAAAGGGATTAACCCCGACCCGGAAAAGGTTTTATAAATTAAAATACCACCGTCCACTAATCTGCGCTGGACAATGGTTTGAATCATTTCGTTAAAGGTCTGTACTCCGGTGACGTCGCAATTGTGCGGTTTTGACCAATATTTAAACAGTTCTTCTATACGGTTATTGGTTTCTTCATTACTGGTTTTAGTTTGCAGGTTCATACCGCTGCCAATTACATTCCGTACATAAGCGGAGATAATCCCGTTGGCAATATCGGAGTTGCGCTCCAAGTCCCTGGCCCTGGCTCTTACTGTGTCCCGATATTGCCGGTCGGTAAGCGTTGCGGAATCGTTAAACAAAGGCCGCCAACCCTCGGTAAGCCGGTCATGGCGTCCAGCGTCGTAGTTGCGTATTTCCGCCCAAGCATTGCGCCACATTGCCCGGTCATATGCCAGTTTAGGCGATATTGCGGAAAACAATTTATCTAACAGGTTAATATTTCATCACCCCCTATCTGCGGTCAAATACCGCTACCCTGGTTGACGCTAATAACCCGGGCGGGGTATCCTCTACCGCAAGCTCATCCTGTAGTAGTTTGCGCAGCTTATACAAGCTATCCAGGTCTATTTTGGTTAAGCTGCGCTTGCCTATTGTGTAGGATTGCACCCCTGATAGAATAAGATTCTTGATGGCTTCGTTGACAGCAGTCAACAGTTCACGCTTAGCCTGTATGTCTACTGCCGTATTGTACAGCTCCCTGGTGATATAATTTCTCCGCATGATACATCCCCTCCAATCCAACTTGTGGTGCAGGCTGGTTTACTATTCTTGCAACAATAAAATTTGGAATATGATTATATTTAAACGCCATAAAGCTTGATGAACCATCTTTATTTCTCCTGGTTACGCCCGGCATAGAACCATTAAACGCAACCAATTGCCTGCTAAACCAGATCCTAAAAGCGTTTAAGTCGCCCAGGATCCAGCTTGTTAAATGCTGTTCCTGTTGATCGGCGAATCCGTAAAAGAAATAAGTGCCCCAACCTTCGATAATCTTTGTTAGTTCCGTTTTAGCACCGCTTGGCAACCCCGCCCGAATTGTGAACTCATCCGGGTATTGTTTGAAATATTCATATTTACGTACCCTGCAAGCAATCCTCACAGCTTCCAAGCGTAACGCAATTAAGTCGGTATTGTGTTTCATGTCTTCTTCAATAGGTGGCTCTGATATCAAGCATTCGCCGAGAATACGTTTAATTTCCGGCAGAAATCTATCTGACCACTTTTTACTGGCAGCCCAATTATTCATTGACTGCCGCCTCTTTTCCCCATACATCAAATCCGTCAATCATACGACGGTTAAACATATCCAGACGTCTGCCTGCAGTTACACGCCTTACCACGTCATAAAATTCCTCTGGCTTTTCGCTGTGTTGTCCACGTGGTGCGTTAAAGCAAGTATTAAACGCCTTTAAGTCGGTAAAACTAGGCGCCCCTTTATGGGCATACAATGCGAATTCACAATTATACTGTGGCAGTCCGAATGCTTGGAAGCCGCCCGGCTTATGCCATACAAACGTGCATATATATTTAAAGCCCCACATATCCAGTAAATGCAGGGCTGTTGGTAAATATTTTTGTGTTGTCCATAACCAGATGTGGCAATTATCAGCCGCAGGTATTTCTAATTCTGTAATTTCATCTATGCTCATTGTGGGATAAGCGAAGCCAGTTTGTGTTGGTGCTACGTTTCGCTCAATTTTTTCTATTGGCCAAGGTGGATCAATCACGATTACGTCATACACACCTTGGATTTCTTTGGCTTCTTTGGTGGATATGTCTTCTAGTTGGTCAATTACTTCCTGGCGCTTGGTTGCGCGTATAGCCTGCGCAACTGTGGCCGATTCACCTGTTGCAACGCGTTCGACAATCTCTGGATTCTGCATGGCCTTTTCTTCTTGCTTGGTTGGGTTAAAGATTGAGACAGGCTTGCGTTGTACTTGGCGTGGCCGCTCTTTACCGTCAGCTCCGATATTGGTATTCAACTGGTGAATCTCACCAGTTCGCTCCAATTTTTTCCTTTGTGAATTTACGGTATTTTTATCAACACCGATATCTGCCGCAATTTGCCTATCTGATACCTCCGGTGCTTGAATCAATCGACGCTTGATTTCGTTTCTTTTTTCTTCCATTGTCAGCTGTCGCCTTGCTTCGTTTAATTGTTCAGCCATGTGCAACTTTTCTGTTTCGGTTAAACCTGGTATTATCTGCACATCATAATTTGCGTACTTTTCGAACCCTAATTCTTGACATATTTTTAAGCGGTGGTGTCCATCAATAACATTGCCATCTTCATCCATAACTATAGGCACTAATACCCTGCCGTTTTCAATGATTGATTGCCTTAGCTCGCTGTATTCATCTTCGGTAAGTGGCCGCATTACTTGGTATTTACTCATCTTAACAACCCCCTCACATAGTTTTTAACTCCCGCTATTTAAAAAAAGGCATAAGAAAAGGGCGGAAGGAGTTAGACCGCCCTTACCCGGTGGCCACCGGGTTCTTATGCGTTATTAACTTATGTGGACCTAACTACAATGTATTGCCTCCAATCCAACTCTGTTTAGGTTTAATATCGGGTGTAGGCACAGCCGCTGGTATTGGTTCTTCGTCTGTTAATTTCCTCACACCCATAAGATCAGCCGCCAGCCAGGCATACACCTCAGCGTCAAGGTAATGGTTGCCGCGGCGGCTGCTTTTCTTTTCCCATTTGCCCGTTTCCAGTATCTTATGCT